ACAATCACCACAAGAACCAGGAGGAGGTAAAATGGATTTTATGTATCCAGTAGGTGACGGTTACGGTCACGGTTACGGTCACGGTTACGGTTTCGGTTACGGTTTAGGTTACGGTTCCGGTGACGGTTACGGTAACGGTTTGGGTTACGGTTCCGGTGACGGTTCTGGTTACGGTGACGGTGACGGTTACGGTTGGGGTAACGGTGACGGTTACGGTTACGGTTTGGGTTACGGTAACGGTTACGGTAACGGAACAATCAGCACAAAAACCAGGAGGAGATGAAAGGTTTCAAAAACAAATGACAAGAGGACAACTGATGACCTGGACTAACTACATTTTTAAACATCTAATCCCAGCCTGGTTTAACTCATTCAAATGTAACTTCTACATGTGGAGTGATTTAATGGCCGGTGACTATGAGGGTTATGCTCTATTGCCTGGTGATGATCCTTGCACTGAGTGTTATGAGTGGTTTTGGGCATCTCTCAGTATGGATGAAACCTATCCCAAGGAGTTCTTGGATGAACTCCAAGAGATAGTAGACATGATTGATCAAAACAAAATGACAAGAGGTTGACTAATGACACATGACAACAACTTCACACCCTCTCAGCGTAGTCCACAAGCCCCTACAGCAGGCTTTCAAACACTGTGGGTACAAAGACAACTAAAGAAGCTAAGAGAGCGTACAGAGGCTCTCAAGGCACAGTACATCAAACCCGACGACATCATTTAACCATGCAATCTAAATCATTAGATGATGATTACTTCATCAAGAATGCTATCTTATGTTTTCTTCATTACTATCCTAATCATAAATGGACAGCAATTTATGAAGAGTTAGCTAAACGCGACACATTCATCAAGGACGCAGTTCCTACTAAACCACGTACACGAACACGCAAATCAAATGCTAAAAAGACAGACGATTAAAACGTGGCGTTACACCACAACAGATGGTCAGGTGCGATGGTTACTTGCACCCGATTCAGAACATGCCACATGGGCAGCAGCTGAGTTGTCCGGTGGTTCTGAGTATTTAAAGGATGTTTATTTAGACAATGATGAGTGGTAAAAAACCTTATTATCCAAACAATTGGAAACAATGGAAAGAGATTCCTGATGAGTTCATTTATGCACCAACCTTTGAAGAGTTTGCTGATTGGAAACTTAGTGGTTGGGAGTTACCTAGTTCAATATGCTGTATCATACGTGAAACAACAGCTAAAGGTAAGGTAAAAGAATACACTTATCAGAAGTCACATGCTGCTGATAACAAAATCGAAAAGCTAATGAAAACAGGCAACGAATTTGTTATCTGCACTGAAGATCAACTACACTTTATTACATACAAACAAGATGAGCTTGATTACAATTGAACAGTTCGGAGAGTTTAGTGAGGACTATCCTGAGCTAGCTCAATGCTACACATTCATCAAGGACGCAATTACAGGTGCGTCAGTACCTGACACGGAGGACTTATTTGCCGACACCAGCACAGATCGACGAACAGATCCAACTTGAGCGTGATGCCATTGCACAAGGTCTCAAGCGTCTACATAAGAACACCTACGATTTAGAGAACAAATCTTATGCGTCTGCTACTGTATACGGAGCTGCTTCTATTGATACCTTGTTGCCTCTTGTGGTGGCACGTATTGAAGGCACTAGGACTAGACTAACTAAAGGTGGAGCAGGTAAATCATTCAAAGAAATACAAAAGTATCTTGCTGATGTTGAACCTTTGGCTGCTGCTGCTTTAGCTGTTAAACTAACGTTTGATAAAGTCTTTTCATATAAAGACAAAAGCAATCAAGCAGTAAATGTGTGTGATTCTATTGGTCTTGCTGTTGAGCAAGAATGTCAAATGAGACACTACGAAACACACGCACCAGGCTTACTGCATACACTAAAAGAAAACTATTGGCACCGTTCAATGGGTACACAACAAAAAATAGTTGTGATCCGTACTTTAATGAATCGCTATGACGTTAAACAATGGCAAACATGGGGCAGAGCTAATCGTATTAAACTTGGAGGTTGGTTACTTGACTGCATCATGCAAAGCAGCGGGTGGTTCACAAAAGACATGCAACAAGAAGGACGCAAACGTGTCCACTATGTTGTACCAACTCCAGAATTCCTTGAGATCAAGGACGCAGTAATGCGTGATGCTGAATTATTCAGTCCACTTGCTTGGCCAATGCTCATCGAACCTAATGACTGGACACATGAAAAATGTGGCGGTTACATCCTAAATGAGGTGATGCGAGGCCATGATATGGTGCGACGTGGTACGGGCGGATGTATACAGGGAGAGAGACCTATTGAGTTCTTGAACCGAATTCAAAAGGTTGCTTACCGTCTAAACCCCTTTACTGTGGGTGTAGCGGAAGAACTAGATAGATTGGAACGAGCTGTCGGTAAGTTTCTCCCTATTATTCATCATGACTTACCTCCTAAACCTGTAGACATAGCAACTAATAAAGAAGCTCGTCATAGTTATAATAGACAAGCTGCTGCTGTTTACAATCTACAAGCACAAGAGTTTAAGAAGTCATGTAGAACAAGAATGACAATGGAAGCTGTACAAAGATTTAAAGGTAAAGATAAATTCTTTATTCCTTGGTCTTTTGATTACAGAGGTAGAGCTTACCCAATCCCTGCATTCTTAACACCACAAGACACAGACTTTGGAAAAAGTTTATTGTCTTTTGCTGAACCAGCTTACATAACTCCTGAAGCTGAAGACTGGTTAGCCTTTCAAGTAGCTACTACTTATGGTCTAGATAAAGCTACGATGCAAGAAAGATTAGATTGGGTAAAGAATAATACTCATCTTATAACTTGTGTCGCTAGTGATCCTATCTTACACATTCACGACTGGGAAGCAGCTGATGAGCCATGGCAATTTCTTGCAGCATGTGATGAGTATTATCATTGTGTGCTTAAGTGTGATCGTCATTTTACAAGCTTGCCTGTAGCTACAGATGCTACTTGTAGCGGGTTACAGATACTAGCAGGTCTTGCTAAAGATAAGAATACTGCTAGTCTTGTTAACGTATTACCGTCTGATAAACCACAGGATGCTTATGCTGTCGTCGCTCGTACTGCTACTCCTTTCTGCCCTAGTTCTATTCGTAATCATATGGATAGAAAGGTAGTCAAACGTGTTGTAATGACCGTACCTTACAATGCAAAACCTTTCTCTAATCGTGGATACATCAAGGCCGCACTACTTGAAAAAGGTATTGAGATTGATAAAGATGACTTAACAAAAACTGTCATCGCTGTTAGAGATGCTATGGATGAGGTCGTACCTGGTCCTATGGCTGTCATGAGTTGGATTGAAAAGGAGGTTGCTAAAGCAATCGACATGGGTAAAACAGAACTAACTTGGTCTACACCATCAGGTTTTGTTGTTAATCAAAAACTTATGAAAAAAGAAGTTGTAACAGTTAAATTACAACTGCTTGGTCGTTGTGAGTTAGAAGTTGCTACACAAGATAGTGACAAGGTTGACAAACAACATCACAAGAATGCAACAGCACCTAACTTAATTCATTCACTTGATGCTTCCCTTCTCCACTTCAGCGCATTGGCTTTCAATGCACCGATCGCTCTCATTCATGATTCTGTATTGTGTCGTGCTACCGACATGTCTACTCTCAGTACAATTGTACGAGAGACATATATGCACCTCTTTGCCGAACACAATTACTTGCAAGACTTTGCTAACCAAATAGGAGCAGAGTCTGATCCACCGATTATCGGAGATCTAGAACCTAGCTCCGTAATTGATTCCACTTATTTTTTCTGTTAAATGCCACGTCAAATCCACAAAACCGCACAGCCTGTAGTCCTTGAAGGTTATCAAGCTGTACTGAAACCAAGTAAGTTTGGTTATTCTCTTGCTGCTCTAGTTGATCAATCAATGGTTGATGTACTAGAAGATGATCGTGTTCAATCCCTTAAGTGGGCAGAAGCTAAACTGAAGAACCCTAAGCGTTCTACTCTTAAGCCTGAACCTTGGGAAGAAGTTACTGAAGGACAATACAAAGTTAAGTTCTCTTGGAATGAAGAATCTCGTCCACCTGTTGTCGATACTGAAGGGACAGTTATCGATGATGAGAATACACCTTTGTATGCTGGTAGTCGTGTTAAGCTTGCGTTCTACCAAAAACCCTACATCCTCCGTGATGGAGTTACGTATGGAACAAGCCTTAAATTGGTTGGTGTACAACTGGTGTCTCTCAATACATCAGCTGGTGTAGACACTGGTGATATGTCTGCTGAGAACGTTGCAGCACTATTTGGTAAGACTGAAGGGTTCAAAGCTGATGAGCCTAATGTAACGCCTTCTGAAACTGAAGAGGATGACTTCTAATGGCATTTCGATCAGGACTTGAAGAAAGAGTTGCTGATCTTATGTGTGAGCTGGGTGTAAAATATGAATATGAATCTACTAAGGTTCCATATATCATCCAGCATATCTACACTCCTGATTTTCTATTACCCAACGGGATATATTTAGAATGTAAAGGTTATTGGGAAGCTGAAGACAGACGTAAGATCAAGAACGTAAAAGAACAACACCCTGAACTTGATTTACGTATGGTCTTTCAAGCACCATATAATAAAATTAGTAAAGGATCAAAGACGACATACGCTAAATGGTGTGACAAACATAACATACCGTGGACATCATTCCACAATATCCCAATCGACTGGCTCCTCTGAGTTTGTAAGACATGCACCCTGCGATAGTTGTGGCTCATCTGATGGTAATAGTATTTATACAGATGGCCATGGCTATTGTTTTGTATGTCATACTTACACTGATGGACAAGAAATAACAACACACATTCACACTAATTCTATTGTGCAAATCAAAGGCTCAGCCGAACGGTTGCAGAAACGCAAGATCAGCCAGAAGACTTGTGAGAAATTTAAGGTATATCGTGATGGAGATAAGCTAAGGTTTTACTATCATGATCCATCTGGCATTGTAAAAGGTGCTAAGATAAAAACTAAAGACAAACAATTTACTTACGAAGGAGAAACACCTGGTACATTCTTTGGTCAACATTTATGGGGAAGTAGTGGTAAGCGTATAATCATCACAGAAGGTGAGTTAGATTGTGTGTCTTATGCAGAGCTATACCCAACTTGGCCTGTAGTATCATTACCCAGTGGTGCAGCAGGAGCCAAGAAAGCAATCCAAAAGAACCTGGAGTTCCTTCAAGGTTACAGCGAGATCGTACTTTGGTTCGATGCAGATGAACCAGGCCAGAAGGCTGCTGAGGAAGCTGCAAGTGTATTACCACCTGGCAAGGCTTACATCGCCCGTCTAGAGGCTTACAAGGACCTCTCAGAAGCCTTACAAGCTAGCGATAACAAGGCTATCGATGATGCATTCTTTAAACGTAAGGTATTTAGACCAGATGGTATTGTAGATGCTAAATCTTTACTTGAATTAGTTACCACACCACAACCACCAGCAGATTATGACTACCCATTTCAAGGATTACAGTCAAAGCTTCACGGGATTAGGCGCGGAGAGCTTGTCACAATTACTTCAGGATCAGGCCAAGGCAAGTCGTCCGTGTGTCGAGACTTGGCTGCTCACTTGTTATCGAACGGAGAACGGGTTGGATACTTGGCACTTGAAGAGTCAAACCGCCGTACAGCTTTAGGTTTGATGTCTGCTGCTGTAGGTAACAACCTAACACTAGGAGAACATAGTCATGACACTCTTACAAAAGCGTTTGATTCCAGTATTAATAAGTGGAACCTTTATCTTTTCGATGGCTTTGGTAGTTTTGATCCTGATATCATTTATAACAGGATTGAATACCTAGCCTCAGGACTTGATTGTAAGATCATCTTCCTTGATCACCTATCCATTCTTATGAGTGGACTTGATGGTGATGAACGTAGGATGATAGATCAAACAATGACACGCTTACGTTCACTTGTTGAGCGTACTGGTATCGTATTATTTTTAGTTTCACATTTAAAACGAGGATCATCCGATCAAAACCATGAAGAAGGTGCACGTGTTACACTCGGACAACTTAGAGGAAGTGCGGCAATCGCTCAACTTAGCGATGCAGTTATTGGACTCGAAAGAAATCAACAGAGTGAAACTAAACACTCTGATACAATTGTTAGAGTTCTCAAGAATCGCTACTCTGGGGAAACAGGCATTGCTTGTCGATTAACTTATGACTTATCCACTTGTAAATTCAATGAAACAACAGCACCAGAAAACTTCGATCCATCGACCGACTTCTGAAAAACTGTATGAGTACTACTCCTCTCAGACTTATGACTGGACTGAAGTCGAGGATCAAATGCATGACTACTACCTATCTGAATATTCTGAAGAGCTTGAGACTGGATTGAAACGACCTAATCCTCCTACTGAGGAGGCAGTAAAACGTGCTAAGTTTGTTGATAAAACCTATCAATGGCAAGGACGTTGAATGCTACTCTTTGATTTAGAAACTGACGGCCTATTAAATGATGCTACCAAAATCCACTGTCTTTGCATCTACGACACCAACACTGAAAAAACAATGGTCTTTAATGATCAATCGTTTACGTCAGCTACGCAGAAACAAGCGGCTGAACCTATCGTACGCGCTATCCAATACCTCGAAGACGCTGATTGTATTGTCGGTCATAACATTATTAATTATGACCTTAGCATCATCAATAAGTTTTATCCATGGTTTAGACGTATTGGTGATTGCTTGGACACTCTTTTGCTTAGCCGTCTTTATCACCCGAACATGATGGAATGGGATAAACAAAAGACTTGGCCTGGTATGCCACTTAAACTTTACGGATCACATTCACTAGCTGCTTGGGGTTATCGACTTGACGAAGCTAAAGGTGATTATTGTAAAGATACTGATTGGAAAGAGTGGTCACCAGAAATGGAAGACTACATGATACAAGACGTTACTGTAACTAAAAAACTTTGGACACACTTCCAACCATACCTGAATGGGTTGCGTTAGAACATGACGCAGCAGAAATCCTCACAAAACAAGAACTACATGGATGGTATTTTGATGAACGCGCTGCATGGCAACTTACATCAACTCTCAGACAAGAGCTTGAAGAAACTTATCAATTACTACGTAACAGGCATCCTTACGTTGCCGGACCAATATTTACTCCTAAGCGAGATAATCGGACCCAAGGCTATGTCAAAAACGCTCCACTTACACGCCTTAAAGAACTAAATCCTACATCACGAGATCATATAGCATGGATCCTGCAAACATTTCATGGTTGGACTCCAACCCAGAAGACACCTACTGGGAAGCCTATCATCGACGAACCGATACTGAAGGAGATAGGGACAGAGATTGCCCTTGCATTCCTCCAGATTTTGACGATAACGAAGATGCTTGGAATGATATCAGAAGGCGCGAACGCTTGGCTGAAGCTATCTACGACTGCTAATAGGATACATCATCATTGTTCTGTCGCTACTTCTACCTTTAGATGTGCACACCGAAACCCAAACCTTGCCCAAGTTCCCAGTGACCCACGATTTAGACAACTTTTCTTACCATCTCCAGGTCAAGTCATGGTCGCTGCTGATTTGTCTGGGATTGAGTTACGTATGTTGTCTCATTTCCTTTCCAGATATGATGATGGACGATATGCAGACATCTTACTTAACGGAGACATCCATCAAGTAAATGCTGATAAGATAGGTATCTCTAGGAAATTAGTTAAGACGGTAACTTATGCATTCCTATATGGTGCAGGTGACGAAAAAATTGGACACAGCTATGACAAACTTCTTTCATCCACAAAAGCCAAGAAGAAAGGTAAGGAAATCAGAGAAGCATATATTAATGCAATTGATGGACTCGATAAACTCTTGGAGGCTATTAAGAAAGCTTCAGAACGAGGATATATCAAAGCTATCGATGGCAGAAAAATTATGGTGGATAGCCCACATAAAGCGTTAAACTACTGCCTTCAAGGTAACTCTGCCATCCTGGCAAAACGTTGGATGGTCATCAATCAACAAAACATTAAAGAATTAAATTTATGTTGTTCACAACTAGCTTTTATACATGACGAATTGCAATTCGAGTGTTCCCCTGAACAGACAGCTGACTTATCAACATCCTTGGTATTTAGCAGTCTCGCAGCTGGAGAATACTACAACCTCAGAATCAGAATCGACGCAGAAGCCAAAACAGGAAACAACTGGAGTGAAACCCACTAATGAGAAGTAAATCAATGATGGGATTACAAAACGTAATTCCGTTTACATCAAAGAAAACCCGTCAAGGTAACGGTTTGCATAGTAAGCCACGTAAAGGTAAAAAGAAATATAGAGGCCAAGGTAAATGAAGTTATTTGTTGACGCAGATTACATTGTTTATAAGGCTTGTGCCTCTTGTGAGTCTGACTTAGACTTTGGTGATGATGTAATTGTAGTTGTCAGCAAATTCAGTGAAGCATACGCAGCAGTAAAACGTGAACTAAATAAAATTAAAAATAAGTTCATGTGGGATGTTCCTGAAGTAGTTCTTTTCTTTAGTGATAGTACTAACTTTCGTAAAGAGATCATGCCTGCTTATAAAGGACATCGTAACCGCAAAAAACCTTGTGGATACAAACGTGTGATCAATGCTCTCAAAGATGAGTATGAAGTTATACTGATGAATACTCTTGAAGCAGATGATAGCATGGGTATTTACGCTACTGAATATCCTGGTAACATTATCGTCAGTCCTGACAAGGACATGCGACAGATACCTGGAACGCTCTACAACATGGATGAAACCGTGAATGTGGATGAAGCAGAAGGACAACGTTGGCACCTCATACAGACGCTTGCAGGTGACCAGACAGATGGTTATGCTGGTGTACCTGGTATTGGTATCAAACGTGCTGTTGCTTTATTTGAAGAAAAAGGTTACACTTGGAAAACAGTTGTAGATGCTTTTGCTGAGAAGGCTCTTGGTGAAGACATTGCACTGCAAAACGCAAGACTTGCAAAGATCCTTACCACCGATGATTATGACTGGACCGCTAAACAACCAATCCTTTTTACCCCCTCCTCCAATTACAAAGTTGACAGTGGAGCAGGAATTCAAGATAAGAAGACTTGAAGACCTACTACCTAAAGCTGATAAATCAGATATTATTACTTTATTTATGGCACTGCAACGTCAAAACTTTGCCTTAGCTAACACCGTATCCAACCTAGTAAAACAATGGCCCAATCACCTGCCTACTACACCAGAGGTTCCATCGAATGCTGGGACTTCATCCGAGACCAGCAACTAAACTACCATCTTGGTAATGCAATAAAATATATTTGCCGTGCTGGTCACAAAGATAGTGCGGCTTCTGATCTTAAAAAAGCAATCCACTACCTTGAAAATGAACTTGAAAACACACAAAACGACTCTATTGGATCAAGCAAAAGAGTTCCGGGACGCTTACAATTTGCAAGTATCTGGGATGAGTGGGAGACAGACCCAGAAATCTTTGATCGATGAAGAATGGTCAGAGTTTCACGAAGCATTTCATTTTAAAAATGAACACGAACAACTAAAAGAACTTTGTGATCTTGTCTATGTGTGTTATCAGTTTGCTGCTAACGAAGGCTGGGATTTAGACAAAGCTATGGATCGTGTGCATAAATCAAATATGTCCAAACTAGATGAGAATGGACAACCTATTTATCGACCAGACGGTAAAGTCCTAAAGGGACCAAGCTACAAACCTCCAAACCTAACTGATCTACTCAATGACTAATTTAATCTCACGCACAGGACGTGTTCAATCATGGATCGATGATCCTACTCATCGCTTACCTGTCAGCTGCACTGTATTTGTAGTTGAAAATGAAATGGAAGGACCGAATGGTATTGAGGCTAGCTGGAGGTTTGCCTCTCATGCTCTTAGGTACGGCGCAGGTTGTGCTATCCATCTTTCTAAACTTGACCCAAAAGGTTATGTACGAAAGTCAGGTGTTACTGCTTCTGGTCCTGTAAGTTTTGGTAAAATTTATTCATCATTAAATGAAATACTTAGACGTGGGGGTATCTACAAGAATGGTGCGATTGTGTTGCACCTTGACTTATCCCATCCTGATGCTAGGGAGTTTATTACTGCTAGTAGATCCGAACTACCTTGGGTCAAACGATGCATCAACATCACTGAAGAGTGGTGGAAGGATTGTACGTTCAAGGAAGAACTATTATTTGGAATCAAATCAGGTGACATCTGGCTCAACAAAGTAAAGTATGACAATGAAGGAAATCGCATCAGAGGTAACGTCTGTCTCGAAGTATACTTGCCATCACGAGGTACCTGTCTACTACAGCATATCAATCTTGGAGCCTGTGAGTTCGATGACATCCCACGAGCATTTGTTGAAGGTATGTCCGAATTGTGCAGCCTACATAGTAGGACAGCTGTCGGAGATTCTGGAGAATACCTCTCGCCTGAAGTTGATAGACAGGTGGGACTCGGCATGCTTGGCCTCGCAAATCTCCTACGGAGGTACGGAGTAACTTACGATCAATTTGGACGTGCATTAGAACAATACAACAACAAAGAAATTATCCGCTCTGCTGCTTATGAACTTGTCTCTCAAATTGCTTCAGGAGTTAACCAAGCAGCCACAATCGCTCGGATTAATAATATGGTTCGAGCCTTTGCTATCGCTCCAACCGCCAGTTGCAGTTATAGAAGCTTGGATCTGGATGGCTATACTTGCACACCAGAAATCGCTCCACCTATCTCGCAGACAGTCGATCGCGACTCAGGTACTTTCGGAGTACAAACTTATAACTATGGTGACGTAGAGATCGCCTCTAAGGTAGGCTGGGAAGCTTACAAACGTGTTGCTGATGGCATCATGACTCTACTAGATACCACAGGGCTTCTTCACGGTTATAGCTTCAATTCATGGAGTGATATGGTAACCTACGACAATGCGTTCGTGGAAGAGTGGCTACGGTCCCCGCAAACAAGCCTTTATTATTCACTTCAAGTAATGAGTGATACACAAGATAAATCAGATGCATATGCTGCATTAGATGCAGAAGATGTGGAGACTTATTTGGAGGACATTTTAAATGAACAAATTACATGCGATTGCCAAGAATGAACCCTTACGAAAAACTACTAAACAGAAAAAGAAAATGGACACCAGTCCAGACAACTGCCGGATCATGCAAGGCAGGGGCGGAAGAGACGGTACTCCGTGCTCTTGCGTTGCGACATATGGAACTACCTGTGGGAGATTTTATTCGTGATGGATTGGCTACCGACGTACCAAAACTATCGAGGGAGTTACTGGAATCAAATATCACCGACGAGGAAAATCACGACCTGGCACTTGGTTACATTGCCAATGCTTACGGTGTTGACGAAAAAGCTGAATCGGAAGCTCTCCGGATCAGGGAAGCTTGGACTACGCATCCTGATCATACGATCCTCAAAGCGATGGTGGCCGAACGTGCAATTTTCTTCGTTCTTTTACCATTCTTCCGCTTTAATGGTGATGCTGGAATGCGAACAGTTAGTGCGGATATAAGTAGAGATGAACAAATTCACGTTGCTGCCAATAGCCTTGTTTGTCGCGAGTTGGGGCTTACTGTCAGCCCTAGTCTTGATAAACTCCGCAAGGCAACTATCAATTGGGTAATGCAACCACTAGGTAGTAATACTACCGATAAATATTTGGACAAAAAATTTTGGCTTGATTCTAGTGATCGCTTAATGTATGAGGGTAAAGCCCCAGAACTTTCTGCAACTAAATCAGCTAGAATGCCAGCCTTCTTCGAGCATAGTAATGTCAATCTCCCCCAATACGCTTGAAACCGTGGGTATGCAAGCCCGTGGTTTAGTCCATCAATTAGAAAAAGCTTTTCCACCAGTGAATCCTTCACCTGAAGATTCGCATTCAAAAATTATGTATAGATCTGGACAACGTAATGTTGTTGAATGGATCATTAAATACATGGAAGAAAACTAAACCAATTTAAACATTATGACTATAAGCACAGCAGCAGGAGCTAGAAACGATTACTTTGGTCATATGGATATGTATGCCGCTCAACAGGCAGGTACAGATCCTCGTGAAGTACTAGCTTTTTTAAATGCTAATCCAAATACATTGAGTCCAGATAACCGACCAGGAGCTGCTGGTGGGGTTTACGATATTGTTGCTCGCGACGCAGCACAAGCACAAGAAAATGAAAAACGTGCAGAGGAACGTGCACAAGAAGAAGCTCAAAGGCAACAAGAATTAGATAGGATAGCTGCTGAGTCTAAAGCTGAACAAGAACGATTAGCTAGAGAACAAGAGGAACGTTTGAAACAATTAGAAATTGCTAGCAGGACTGCACAACAAAATCAACTTGCTGGTAGTAGAACTGCCCAATTGCAACTTCAAAGTATTTCTAATTTACCTGGTTCACAGGGAGGTACAAGTGCATTTAAACGTAGACCTTTACAAATCAAACCCCAAGTTTCAACAGGATTGTCTCCGGGTTTACCTGCTTCTTCTAGTTTAGGTATTAATATATAATGACTGCTCAATCACGTTATGAAAGATTGTCTTCAGACCGCTCCCAGTTTCTAAATACTGCTAGACAAGCAGCAGATCTAACTCTTCCTTATCTAATCCGTGGAGAAGAAACATCTTATAAAGGTGCACGTAATCTCATTACACCGTGGCAAAGTGTAGGAGCTAAAGGTGTGGTGACGCTTGCAAGTAAACTAATGCTTGCTTTGCTACCACCACAAACCAGCTTCTTTAAGCTACAGGTTAATGATATTAATATCCCCGGAGAACTAGGACCAGACATTAGATCAGAACTTGACTTGTCGTTTGCTAAAGTTGAACGAACTATCATGGAATCTATTGCAGCTTCTACTGATCGTGTAATTGTTCACCAAGCACTAAAGCATTTAGTCGTTGCTGGTAATGCTCTTATCTATATGGGAAAGGATGGTCTTAAACTATATCCTTTGAACCGTTATGTTGTAGATAGAGATGGTAGTGGTAATGTTATTGAAATTGTAACAAAAGAAACAATCTCTAAAAAACTACTCAAAAAAAATTATCCTGCATTTGACCAGAAAAACAATTGGGAAAATGTAGATGACACATCAACTGATGAATGTGATGTTTATACACACGTAATCTTAGACAACAACAGATGGGTGTGGCATCAGGAGGTTTATAATGATATACTACCTAAGTCAATGGGTAAAGCTCCTGTTGATTCTAACCCTTGGCTTCCACTTAGGTTTAACCATGTTGATGGTGAAGCTTATGGACGTGGACGTGTAGAAGAATTCATTGGTGACTTGAAGTCACTTGAAGCTCTGTCACAAGCCCTTGTAGAAGGCAGTGCAGCCGCTGCTAAGGTAGTGTTTACCGTTTCACCCTCCAGTACAACCAAGCCTCAGACGCTTGCACAAGCAGGCAACGGAGCTATCATTCAAGGTAGACCTGATGATATTGGTGTAGTACAGGTTGGTAAAACGGCTGACTTTCAAACTGCTTATCAAATGGTAGGAGGTTTATCACAACGAATTAGTGATGCATTCCTTATTCTTAATGTAAGGAATAGTGAACGTACTACTGCTGAAGAAGTACGTATGACACAGCTAGAACTAGAACAACAACTTGGTGGACTGTTCAGTCTACTTACTGTTGAATTCCTTGTACCTTATTTGAATCGTAAACTTTCTGTTGCACAAAAGACAGGTGAGATACCACGTCTACCTAAAGGTGATATTGTCAAGCCTACTATTGTAGCTGGTATTAATGCACTTGGTCGTGGTCAAGACCGTGAAAGCCTTGCACAGTTCCTTACTGTCATTGCACAGACAATGGGACCACAAGCTATTCAAGAATACATTAATCCTGAAGAAGTAGTTAAACGTTTGGCTGCTTCGTCTGGTATTGATACATTGAATCTTGTTAAGAGTATGCAAGAGATCCAGCAAGAACAACAGGCTGCTGCTCAACAACAACAACAAATGATGTTGGCTCAACAAGCTGGACAACTAGCTTCAGTAGATCAGAAACGTGAGCAAGCATCAGCTCAAATGATGCAACAACAACCACCACCACAGCAATAATATGTCAGAAGTTTTAACAATGAATGAAACACCTGCTGATCAGCCACAATTTAATGCTGATGAGCAGAACTCTCTTGAAGTAGCAGAATCTATTTCAGGAGAACCACAACTACTTGCAGGTAAGTTTTCAGATCCACAAGCACTAGAACAAGCTTACCTTGAACTACAAAGTAAACTAGGACAACCAAGAAATGAATCCGAAACCAGTGAAGAAGGGGAGCAAGAAGAAGCCCCTGAAGAAGTACTAGACAATCAAGAAGAGCAAGAAGAATCTAGCAAAGAAGTTCTTTCTGAACAACAAGCTGAACAGTTGTTTGAAATGGTTGGTGGTCACCAAGCTTATAAAGCAATGGTTAATTGGGCTGGAGACTCTCTTTCTAAAGAAGAGGTTAAAATGTATGATTCTGTTATGGCAGATGGTAATCCCAGTGCAATCTTCTTTGCAGTACAAGCATTGTATAGTAAATATACTGATTCTGTAGGTAAAGAAGGTCAACTGTTGACAGGTAAAGGTTCTAATCAAAAGAATGAATCATTCCGTAGTCAGGCTGAACTTGTACAAGCTATGTCAGATCCACGTTATGATAAAGATCCTGCCTATAGATCAGACATTATGCGTAAACTAGAAAACTCTGACATCTCATTCTAATGACTGTTACCACCAACGAACACGGACAACAAAACCTATTTGCTAAAGAACCCACCATGTACACTGACAAAGATTACACTGTGACACATAACGAAAAAGCTGAAATGCTAAACGGTCGCCTGGCTATGCTAGGTGTGATGGCTGCGCTTGGAGCGTATGCACTAACTGGTCAAATTATCCCCGGTATTTGGTAATGGCTGGTAAAAAGAAAGGAGGTAAAGGTGGCTGCAAAAAGTAAACCTTCCGTAAAATTAAAAATTGGTACACACAAGTCACGATCTGGTGGTCTTACTAAAGCTGGTCGTGATAAGTATAACCGGGAAACTGGTTCTAATTTAAAGGCACCTCAACCTGGTGGAGGAAAGCGTAAGAAGTCTTTCTGTGCTAGGATGGGTGGGGTCAAAGGACCAATGAAGGACAACAAGGGTCGTCCTACACGAAAGGCTCTTGCATTACGTAAATGGAAATGTGGTAAATCCTAATGGCTAAAAAAGGTCTCTACGCTAACATCCACGCAAAGAAAGAGCGTATCGCAAAAGGCTCAGGTGAAAAGATGCGTAAGCCAGGAAGCAAAGGTGCTCCTACTGCTGCCAACTTTAAACGAGCTGCTAAAACTGCTAAGAAAAAATGATTGAATGCCCACAATGTACTGCACCTCAGCAGTACGTTCTAGAACAACTACAGGCTTCTGCTGGTGTGAAAGACCGTACAGCACTAGCAGTCATTCTGGGTAACATCCAACAAGAGTCTAATTTTAAACCTAACGTATGCGAGGGTGGTGCTATCGTTCCTTACGATCGCTGCCTTCGTGGTGGTTATGGTTTAATTCAATGGACATCTAAACATCGTTACATTGGTCTTGGTAACCATTGTACTAAACGTAACGAAGATCCTAGTGGTCTTCAATGTCAAACTGATTACATGATTAATGAGATGAGGTTTAGAAAAGATCTCTATGCTTTTCAAACTAATCATCAAACAGTACGTTATTATATGAATGCTGCTTACTACTGGTTAGGCTGGGGTATTCATGGTAACCGTACAAAATACACTTATTCTTTTTTAAATAAATTACAATGAAAATTCTTGCTATCCTCCCTGCAACCCTGATTGCTGCTACTCCTGTAATGGCTGGTCCTTACGTAAATATTGAAAGTGAGTCTAAGTCTACTGGTGTAGATTTTAATAAAACAGTGTTGCGTAATGATGTTGGTTATGAAGGAGAATTCAGTGAATCAACAAAATATTATATCCAAGGTGGACCTGCTTTTGTAATGCCTGACGGTAAAGCAACAACTACTGAAGCCTCTGGTAAAGTAGGTATTAAGACACAACTTAGTGAGCGTCTTGGTGCTTATAGTGAATTTAAATTCTTGACTAGCGGTGGTATGGATCTAGGGGAGCCTATCGGAACAACTGTTAAAGCAGGAGTTAAGTACAAATTTTAATAGCTAAAACGCATATAACTTCCCCCCTTGACCTTGCTACTTCTAAGGCACCTGTGAGCGGCTAGAAGCACGTCCGTTCATCCTTCGGGACGCATGACACCATAAGCATGGAACGGGGCTTGTGGAGGCTTCTAGAGAGGTTACTATGCAAGGCAAAACTTATTGCTATCGCGGTGTAAAATACACCAAGTGAGATAGATCTAATGAGGGGTGCAATTCCCCTCTTCACTATTGGCATTGGCCCTTACGAGGACACCCTTTGCCGTCTAGACGGTGGGATAGACCACAAATTTTTTTTAAAAACATCAAACGTTTGGTGAAAGCTATATCTTTATTATTTATTATTTAAAATGTCTTTTCAATCTTCTGTTAACCCCGCTCAGCTTACTCAGCTGGGTCAGTCTAACTTGGCGGGTGATACCCGCGCTCTCTATCTGAAACTGTTTAGTGGAGAAATGTTCAAAGGCTTCCAACGTAATACGATCGCTCGCGATCTTGTGATGAAGCGTACACTTAAGAACGGCAAATCTTTACAATTTATTTACACTGGGCGCACAAAAAGTGAGTTCCATACGCCTGGAAATAGCATTTTGGGTGATAGCAACAATGCACCTCCTGTGGCTGAGAAGACCATCACGGTTGATGACTTGCTGATCAGTTCAGCTTTTGTCTATGACCTTGATGAGACTCTTTCTCATTATGATCTGCGCTCTGAGATTAGCCGTAAGATCGGTTATGCTCTTGCAGAAAAGTATGATCGTTTGATCTTCCGTGCTATCACTCGTGGTGCACGTGCTGCATCTCCTATTACTGCTAGTGGCTATGTTGAGCCCGGTGGTACTCAGGTTCGTGTTGGTACTACTGCTAATGCTTCTGATGCTTATTCTTCTAGTGCTTTGGTAAATGCATTCTATGATGCTGCCTCTGCACTTGACGAAAAAGGAGTCAGTCAGGATGGGCGTGTGGGTGTTCTTAACCCCCGTCAGTACTATGCACTGATCCAAGCTGCTGGTTCTAATGGTCTTATTAATCGCGATGTACAAGGTACTGCACTGCAAAGCGGTGACGGTATTGTAGAGATTGCTGGTATTAAGATCTACAAGTCCATGAATATTCCTTTCTTCTCTCAGTATGGTACTAAGTACGGTACTGGTTCCGCTACTAACCCTGGCGTTACCGATCCTGGTAACACTGGTTCGTTTGTATCCGAAGCTGTTGAAGATGCTGCCAACGATGTTGCCGGTATCAACAATGAGTACGGTGAAGAAACCGAATTTGCTAATAGCTGTGGTTTGATCTTCCAGCGTGAAGCTGCTGGTTGTGTTGAAGCGATCGCTCCTCAGGTCCAAGTGACCAGTGGTGACGTTTCTGTTATCTATCAGGGTGATGTAATCCTTGGCCGTTTGGCTATGGGTGCTGATTACCTGAATCCAGCTGCTGCTGTTGAACTGTTTGCTGGCACTGCTACCAAGCCTGCCGGATTCTAATTTATCTTATATCGGGAGTCTCTTCGGGGACTCCTTTTTTTTAATTATTTATTGAGAATAATACTCATTATCAAATTATGCCTTTTCCTACTACTGGCTCCAATACTGAGCTACAAGCTGTTAATCAGATCCTGGCGTCAGTTGGTCAGGCTCCCGTGAATACTCTAACAACTGAAACAACTTTTGTTCTTGAACCACTCATTGCTTTTATTGGTAGTATTTCTGGTACTACATTAACTACTGAAGAAGCAGACATACCTGTAGGTACTTATTTAAGTGGTACTGGTATTATCCCTAACACAGCTGTTTCTACAACAGGTGTAGCTGTTCCAGCATCAAACCCACAAACATATAATTACACTGTTAATATTTCACATTCATCAACAGGTAATATATCAATCCTAAAATCAGTTGTTTCTTATAAAGTAGAAACTCAAACTAACCCGGAAGTTGCGATTGCTTTTAATACTTTAAAAGAAGTATCACGTGAAGTTCAGTCTGAAGGCTGGACATTTAATAAAGAATTAAATCTAGAAGTAACACCAGATGCAACTACAAAGAAAGTAGTTATTCCTAATAATGCTATTCAATATGATCTTAGTCAAGATTATGTAGCTAACTTAGGAAGAAATAGTGTTAATCGTGGAGGTTATCTCTATGATACTATGCACCATACAGATGAATGGGAAGATGAAACTCTTTACATTGATGTACTATGGGAATGGAATTATGAGTATCTACCACAACCTATTCAAGCTTATATTGTAGCTAGAGCATCTTCTATATTCTCTAGTAGAGTGATTGGTGATGGACAGCAATTCCAAGTGCTATCACAAAAAGAAGCGTATACAAGAGCAATGGCTCTCGAATACGAATGTAATCAAGGTGACCATACATTCTTTGGTCAACCACAAGGCGGTAATTATTACCGTAGTTACAAACCATTTAACGCACTGTATCGCTAATGCCAGTAGTAACCCAACTATCACCTAATTTTCTAGGTGGTGTCTCTAAACAAAACGATGACAAAAAACTAGCTGGTCAGGTATCAGAATGTATTAATGGTTATCCTGACCCTACCTATGGTCTACTAAAAAGACCTGGTATGAAATTTATTGATCACTTAAAAGATACAGACGACAATGCTTATGATAAAGCTGCTTTAGAAGATGCTGTATGGTTTTTTCTGGATCGCAGTCAAACCACTTCTTATGTAGCTGCTATTAAAGGTTCTAATATTTATGCTTGGAATGCAGAAACAGGTAAAGCATGTAATGTTACAAACAATGGTGGTTCGTATTTAACAAACGCTAATACTTCAGATGATTTTCATTTCCGTAGTATTCAAGATACAACAATCATTACAAACAAAACTAAAGTTACAGCAATGCTACCAGCTGGTACTTTTTTTGCTAATTCAGTAGGTACTTTAAAATTAGTTTCACTTGTTGATGGCTACAATTATACTGTAACCTTCCCTGCTGCTGCTGCTAACAATACAGACGATGTAGTAGCAGAAGTAGCAGCACAAACAAATACAACATTTAATGATATGTTGTTGTATGATGCTTCTAATGTTAATACTAACCATCATTTAATTGATGCTATTAAAGATACTATTGAAGCAGAACATACAGCAGGTAATACAAATTTTGATGGTATTTGGTATTTAGAAGGTTATAACAACAGTATTGTCATCAAACGTGGTACTGGTACTAATACAGTTAAAACTGATTACAGTGCAGTTACTGGTACTCCCTTAGCATTTAGTATTGATGCTAGAGGTGGTTTTAATAATGAGTCTTTAGAAGCATTTTTAGATCAAGTTAATGATGTAACTGAACTACCTGCTGAATCTTTTGATGGTCATAACGTACGCATCTTAAATACTAATAGTGATAGTGATGATTACTATGTTAAATATGTAGCTTATGATGGAATACGTGGTAAAGGTTATTGGCTTGAAACAATTGCTAGAGATGGTTCACCTGGACTAGATGCATCCACAATGCCACATAGGTTTGTATTTAATAATACAGTTAATGGTGTAGATCAATTTACATTTGAACCTATACCTTTTGTAAGTAGGCTAGTTGGTGATGACATTACAAGTCCAGCACCTTCCTTTATAGGTAAAACAATCAAGGCTACATTTTTTTATAACAACAGATTTGGTTTGTTATCAGAAGATAATGTAATCTTAAGTGTAGCTAATGAACCTTTTAACTTCTTTGTTAAATCAGCTTTAACACAAATTGCTTCAGATCCTATTGATTTAAATGTATCTAGTACAAGACCTGTTACGTTATTTGATGTCTTACCTACAGCTCAAGGTCTTTTGTTATTTGGTGATCGACAGCAGTTTATTTTATCTGCTACTGATGCAAATACATTGACACCTACGTCTTCTATTATCCGTACAGTATCTAACTATGAAATGGATAGTAATATATCTCCTGTAGATATTGGGACTACTGTAGGTTTTGTTAACAAAGTACCTGATTATGCTAAAGTATTTAGTATGCAGTTACGAGATGTAGAACAACCACCTATTGTTGTAGACATCAGTAAAGTTGTTCTTGAATGGATCCCTGAAACTGTTGATAGATTAGTTTCTAGTCCACAAAACTCTTTCATTATTCTTATAGATAGACAATCGTCTTATATCTATATGTATAGTTATTATAATGATGGTGAAAAAGATCTATTCCAAGCTTGGACAAAATGGGAATTAACAGGTACTATTCAAGATGCTTACGTTTTAAACGATGACATTGTAGTTGTAACACAACAAGAAGATGCGTATTTGTTAAACTCAATTACAGTTAATGAGTTACCTACAGGGGATGTTTCTGTTGTACTCGATTCTAATAATGAGTTTGTTGTAACAGGTAATCCATGTCTTGATTTGTTTTCACTCCCAAAATCTCCTGATGGAATTATCGATAAAGTTGTTTATATCCCAACTGACAATGTAACTAAAATCTACACACCTTATAAACCTATCAAAAATAAAAAAGGTGCACTTTTAATCGGTAAACCTGATAAAGATGCAGGCTTTTTTGTAGAAGTAACACCTAAAATTGAAGCCAATACAAACTATAACTATTTTGAAGCTGTAGGAAATTTAAGTGATGCAGCTGATAGTATTATTATTGGCTATAACTATCACTTTGAAGTACAATTACCTACATTTTATTTTAGACGAAGAGATGGCAACTCTGTTGACTTTAGTGCTATATTAACTATTGCTAGAATTAAAATATCTACTGGTAGATCAGGTCCACTGGTATTTGAAACTAAATTAGGTAGCTCTAAACAATGGACTTTAATTAAAGAGGTAACATTAAGTGATGATTATGCATTTAGTACAAGTCCTGTAAAACCTGAATATAAGTTTAATGTACCTATCCATCAACGTAACACTAACTTTGAATTAAAAATGACAAGTGATTATCCATATCCTGTATCTCTTGTAGAGATGATGTGGGAAGGTAACTATTCACCTCGATATTATAGGAGGGCTTAATGTTTGACATTGAATTTAATCCTAAGGAAAGTTTTCTTAAAGAGCAGTTAGAAACATCTGGTCTTGAAATGAAAATTTTTGACGAATTGTACAACGCAGCTTTTTCTGGTCAGATAAATGAAGAAAGACGAAAAAGTGAAAGGGCTCAACAAGTAGAATTAAACGAACAAGCAAGAGATGTTTATGAATACGAAAAAGAAGTTTTTGAAGCAGGTAAGGATGATTATTATGCTCAACGAGAGTTTGAATTTGAAACTGCATTAAAACAGTATGATTACAATGTAGAAATACAAGACTATTCATACGCCCAATCTTTAGCACGTTACGAAAAAGATCTTGGTATTTATGAATCACAACTTGGTTATAACGAAGATGCTTTTGGATTAGCTATTGGTGATCAACAAGCTGCTTTACAAGATGTGGCATTACAACAAGCATTTCAACGTGAATCACTTTATGCAGATCTTCAAAATGAATTAATTAACCAAGGTTTTAATAGAGAAACACAAGAAGTCAGACTAGAAACTATTAAAACAGGGTTTGAAAATCAACTTACTAATCTAGGTATTGATAAATTACAACAACAAGCAAATTTATTTGGTATACAAAGTAATAGACGTATTCAAACTGAAAGTATTCAAACTGAACTAAAAAATCTTTCTAATTCTAATTTATTTCAACAAGAAGCTGAATTTGTTAAAGGATTACAAGCATCCGGTCAAGCTGCTTTAGGTCAGGCTGGTAAATCAACAGCTAAAAGTATAGCATCTGCTCAAGCTGAATCATTTAGAACGTTAACTCAATTAAAATCTTCTTTAAAAGGTTCTAGACGTAGTGCTGGTATTCAACTATTAAATCTAAATGTTGACTCAGCAGTTAGAGAGACTGGTGTTAATTTGAATATTAATAAAATTGATGAAGCAACTAGATTTGCTAGAGTTACGGCAGGTCTTCAAACAAAACAAGTTGGCATTGATATTGCTAGAATTGATCAAGCTATTAAGTTTGCTAACGAAGAAGCTGAATTTAATAACAGAGTATTGAAAGCTAACATGGATAGTCAGATTGCTCAAATTGAACGTAACATCCAACAAATTGAACTACAAAAATTAGGTCAAGATTTAAAAGCTGAAGCCCAGATGAGTATCTTCCCAGAACCACTACCTACACTACCTGAACCACAATTGGGACCAGAAAGAACGTTTGTTAAACCTCTTAAAACAGAACCAGGCCAAGTACCTAAAGGTGCACGTATTGATCCATTAAATGAACTTTTAAGTGCTGGTGCACAGGTTGCCTCGTTTGTCGCTGGCGGTGGTGTCCAAAACATCCAAAATCTTTTCGGCCCTACGGGTGGCGGAGGCGGTACTTCGTTTAATCCCAACGCTCCAAACCTTACAGGCAATATTGACCCCTTTGGAAATTTTGGAGATTTTGGTGGTGGAACACCGTACAATTTTTAATCTTCTCCAACAACAAGAAGATGATGCTCAAGGTTTTGCTGACGG